CAACATACAATTTACAACCTTTAATTGGGAATTAATATTTTGTAAAATATATTTGTGAATATATAAAATAAAAGTGAAATTACTTAAAATAGATGAAAATAAAGTATTTATATGTGAAGAATGTGGAGTTAAGTGCCAAAAAAGCGATAATTTAAGTAGACATATAGGTATAAAACATGATAAAGAAGATTATTATAAAAAATATATATACGAAGAAGGCGATGATAGTTGTCAACAATGTGGCAAGAAATTAAACAATAAAATTACTTTTTCTATATACAATAAACCGAAATTTTGTTCATCTAAATGTAGAAATACGCACCATAGTGAAATGATACTAAATTATAGTGAAGATAAAAAGGAGATTATAGAAAAACGAAGAAAACAAACTTGTATTGAAAAATACGGTGTAGATAATCCAGTAAAAGATAGAAATATTAGAAAAAAGATACAAAAAACATGTATTGAAAAATATGGTGTTGATAATTATTTTTCTACTGATAAATTTAAAGATAGTTTAATGGAAAATATGTATAGGAAAACTATATTTAAAAATACAAATTTACATTATCAATCTTCTTATGAATTAGATTTTTTAGAAAAATTTTATGATAAATTTAGTATAAAAAATGGGCCAACATTAAATTATAAATATGAAGGCATACAAAAAAGGTATTATCCGGATTTTTTTATAGAGAAATTAAATATGATAATAGAAATTAAGAGTTTATATACATATAAAAAAGAATTAGGACAAAATATTCAAAAAAGGAAATACTCAATTAAAAATGGATATAATTTTATGTTCGTTATAGATAAAAATTATAGTAAATTAGAAGAATATGTCAAATGAATCTTATAAACAATGGCACAAACCCAACCAGGGTCCAAATGCTAAAACTAAGCAAGGATATGCGAAAATAAAAAATAAAGAAAAATATATAGGCGATCCTGAGTTGATTATTTATAGAAGTTCGTGGGAATTCGGATTTATAAAATATTGTGATATGTCTCCATCTGTAAAAAGATGGTCATCTGAACCTGTTTCTATTCCATATTATGATAGAGTATCTAAATTAGAAGAATGTGCTAAGTTTGGTTTAAATCCTAATGATCCAAGTAATTGGGAAGTGAAAAATTATAACACAGATTTTTGGTTTGAGGCAGATATGGGAGGAGATAAAACAGAAAAGATTTTCGTAGAAATTAAACCCTCGTACCAATTAAAGAAACCACCGCCACCTCCAAGAGATGCTCCACTAAAAGAACAAAGAATTTTTAATAACGCAGCAAAAGCTTATATTATAAATGAAGCAAAATTTGCCGCAATGAAAGAATGGGCAGAGAAAAATGGTTGCAAATTTTACGTTTTCACTGAACAAACATTAGAAAGAATTCTTGGAAGATTTTGGCATGAATCAAAATAAATAGAATGAATGGACTCTCCTGTTAAAAGATATAAATCTTTGATGAATATCAACAATATAAAAGAAATAGCATATAATACGCTATTTGTAAAATATATTATAGAGAATCTAAGAGGTGAGAAAAAGAATTGGGAAATTGATTCAACTGATCAAGAAAGTATAATGTTAAAAAAGAATGGAGGTTATCCTCTACCTGGATTCATTTATACATTCTTATATCCTCCAGTAGGTCCAAAAGATGGAATAGTGGAAATTAAAGATGGTATTAATACTAGTAAGTATATTGATTATGTTCCGTTAGTGTTTTGCTTATCTATTGAAAAGGATTCATTTAAGGGAATTAACTTAAATGTACTTCCTGATTTAGAAAGATTAAAATTTCTAGAAACTTATTATGTAGGTTATAAAGGATTTTTTAAAGATATAGAAAAATTAACAGAAAATGATAAACTGGCTCTTAATAAAGCCTTTATATCTGCAGCTACTCCTGGAAATGTAGTAAAGATATTAGACACTATGAATAAATTTGCTACCGCAAATTTTTCTTATGGATTTAGAACTTATAAAATGGCAAAAATTCCAATACTAAGAATGATAGAATATCCAGAATGGAACTATATTCCTTTTTATGAACCCAAAAATGCTTTTAGATTAATGAACCAAAAACAGATACATGACCTTTATTATCGCTCCCTTGGGAATATATAAAATAAAACAATGTATCACTACGTTTATATTACAACAAATTTAATTAATGGAAAACAATATGTCGGGGATCATTCTACAGATAATTTAAATGATACTTATTTAGGGAGTGGTAATTATTTGAAGAAGTCTATTAAAAAACATGGCAAAGAAAAATTTGAAAGAGAAATTTTAGAATTTTTTGACACAAAACAAGAAGCGTTTGATGCCCAAGAAAAATGGATAAATGAGCATAACACAATTTTACCAAATGGATATAACTTAAGCCCTACTGGAGGTCATGGTACTTTTGGAGGAAATATGTCAGAAGAAACTAAAAGAAAAATTAGTGAAGGAAATAGAGGAAAGAAAGTATCGAAAGAAACTAAAGAAAAAATGAGTAAATCTCTTAAAGGGAGAGTTAAATCGTTAGAGGAACGTAAGAATATTAGACAATCTAAATTAGGAAAAAAAAATCCAATGTTTGGAAAAAATCTAACAGAAGAAACTAAGAAAAAAATGAGCAAATCTCATAAAGGACAAGTACCCTGGAATAAAAATATAAAATTATCGAAAGAAACAAAAGAAAAAATGAGTAATTCAGGTAAAATTAAAATTTTTACTGAAGATCATAAGAAAAAAATAAGTTTATCTTATAAAGAAAGAGAAAAAATATATTGCATTCATTGTAATGAATTTTTCTTCCCACAACATTTTGGACGGTGGCACGGGAGTAATTGTAAAAGAAATAAAGAATATATAAATAAAGAAATTTAAATTATGGCTAAAACATTAAATGAATCCGGATTTACGCTAAGAAATTTAGACGGAAGACCAACCGGGTTTATAGCAAATATACAACGTAATATTCGATATTTCTCAGCAATGGGAATGAAATATGATGATAAGATCATTAAACAATCTAAGGCTGTCGGTATCACAGAGGCTACTGAAGATAGTATGTATAATTTATATGGTCAACAGCAAATATTCTCCGGATCTGATATTGGTCAAAAAGAATTTGTTGCATATTATGATAAAGAATACCCAACAAGGAGAGATTTCCTTAGAAGATTTGCAATGAATGGTGAAATTGAACATGTACTCGAAGTAATTGCAGATGAAACAATTATATATGATGATAACAATTATTTTGCTTACCCTAATACAAAAGTTTTAAAATCAGTTTTAAAGGAAGATAAAGCAAAACTAATCATTGATGACTTAAATGCTGCATATAAGAAAATTTATTATGGATTTGGATTTAATGGTGGTCATGATGCATGGCATTATTTAAAGAAGCTTTTAATTGATGGTTTTTTAGCATTTGAAATTATCTATGATGTAAATGATGAAGATGATGCAGAAAATGTTATAGGATTTAAAGAACTTGATCCTGTTTCATTAGAACCAGAATTAAAAAAGGATGAAGAAGGAAATGAATACAAGATATGGATTCAATATAGAGGAGATTCTGAAAGACAAAGAGAATTATTAGATGCAAACTTAGTTTATATTTCTTGGGCAAGAACAAATTTCATCTCAAGATTATCATACGTTGAAAGATTAGTTCGTTCATTTAATATGCTTAGAACTCTTGAAAATTCAAGAATTATTTGGAATGTTATTAACTCCCAATATAGAATGAAGATTGTTGTGCCTATAGGAACTCAATCCGAAGCTAAAGCAAGAACCAGATTAGCGGAATTACGTGGTATGTATAAAGAAGATATCACAATTGCAGATGAATCAGGAGAGGTTACAGTCAATGGACAACCAAACTTCTCATTTGCTAAAACTTATATACTTCCTTCTAAAGATGGAACAACTACAGAAATTGATTCATTCAAACCAGAAGGTTATAATTTATCTGATACAGAATCACTTAA